GGCTCCTATGAAGAGATGAAGGAGGCCGCTGACCACCTGGCCGCTTTCTACGACTTTTGCATGAGAAATTCTCAGGAAGGATGATTTCATGAACAAGAAGAATATGCGCCGTATTCACATTCTGGTCACGGCGCAGACCGCAAAGAACCTGGAAAAGCTGGCGGCTATGGCCGGGTACTTCGAGATCGGTCGAGTGGTGGACAAGATGACCCGGGAGAAGATGCTTTCCCTCCGGCATGAGAAAGGAGATGGGTTGAGTGAGTAACAATGACCACCTCAAAGAGCTGTTAAATGCGATTGGTGTCCTGGCTGAAACGAGCCTCCTTTTCTACCGGGCCGTCATTCAGGCCGGTGCGAGTGAGGAAGAGGCGAAATTCTTGACCCAGGCTCTCATTCGGGCTTCCATGACCAGCAACCCCACCCAGGAAAGCGAGGGAGAGAGATGAAGGTCACTTTGGATATTCCTGACGGCATCGTGTGTGGTTTCTTCAACGGCGTGGAGATCACCTCCGAGGGAATGAGCCTGGTATCTTATCAGCTCGGAAGTGATGACCTGACGGACGGAAAGACCACGAAACTGCCCCGGGAGAAGGAGAAGTGAGATGATCTACAACTACTGCAATCATACCGAGGGCAAATGTCCTTGCCTCACCTGTGCCGAGAGGGATTGTCCTTCGTGTGACGGCACCGGCCCGGGAAAGTATGGCGTGGACACTGACCGCCTGTGCGCCCGGGCAAAAGCCTATTGCGAGAGTGGAAGGAGTGAGTTCGGTGACCGTAAAAGACCTGAAAGCGAAGCTCAGTAACATTCCCGAGGAAGCCTCCGTGGAGATCGTCATGTGCGCCAACGACAACCCCCTGTCCGATGGGTGCCGAGTGAAGTGACCCTTCTGAAAGCGGCCTGGATGTTGCTGAATAAGCAGAAGGACAGCTTCTATGTGCTGAACCTTCTGACGGAAACCGTCTTCTATGACGGAGCCGACTGTGATGGGTATTGCCTGTCTGATGACATTCTCGACTATCTGCTGGATAAGGGCA